GTCACTTGCAACATTCGTTAAATTAATCAACGCCGGACTATCAAAACTACTGCCAACGCTTCCCATGCTTTTCGAAATCTTGCCTTGGAAAATATTGATTTTATTAAATGATAGTTTGTTCTGATTGTTTGGAATAATCAACCGCTTGAAGAACGAAGTATTGAAAAAGTCAGACGAATAAGTGTATCCGGCTTGTTCGATAATCTTTTCCATATACTGCTTGACAAAGAACGCTGGACGAAAAGCAGTGAAGTAGAAATTTTTCTTCGCCATGTCATCCATGTTTGGCGGAGATGTCGTTCCGTAGTCAATAAGTGGATAATAGTATCCAGTCCCACCGCTTGCGTTATCCCAACTTGCCGTGATGTTTGTGACGTTGTATTGGTGGTTGTATTCGCTGAAGTCAAGGTTTGTCAATTTACGCGCACCCATTGATGAGTAAAATCCACCAAGTTCACCAAATAAAGCGACTTCGTATTCAATCCATTCGCCGTCCACAATTACTTCCAGCAGACGCATGACGCCCTTCATCACTTGCAGTCCATTAATTTCAAGACGTGCTTTTGCTGACTTCGAAGCGTTAAAGTTATAGCCAACATTAGCACCGAAAGCACCAGTAAAATTTGAGTTTGAAAACTCAAAGATGTTGCCAAGTAGTTTGTTATTGTTCGCCGTACCCGGAAGGACAATGGTCTTGCTGAAGGATGTCGCTTTGCTATCCGTGTTCTGCAAGTCGTCAACCGCATAGGTTATCTGCTGGCTGAAGTCTTTGGTTATGTCAAGTTCTTGGTCTTCTATAAAGATTCGTGTCATCGTTGGAAGCCGTAGCGTTTTTGGTTCATGTTGATGGTGACTTCAAACACCTTCAGTTTGTTGTTCTGGTATTTGCTATACTCGTAGTTCGTTTCCACAATGCTGACCGGATAGTAGTCACCTTCGATTTCGGCGAACACTTGTGGCGTGTTAATCAGTTCCGCAAGCCATTGGTATTCGGCGTCAGTCGGGTAGTCCATTGTTAGTTTATACTGCCATTCAGATTTCGACCCGAAGTTCACCACGCTTTCGCGATAAACATTTCGCGAATCGTAGTAGCTGACCGATGAAGTTCCGAAGGTAAAGTCACGCCGTTCGAATTGCTTGCGCTCTACGTTCATATTCAATCGCGATGCAAGTCCGAAGCGAGCCGTGTCAAACATTCCGTACTGGTTCATGAAGTACAGATTCACGGTCGTGTATCGTGGGTCGCAAGTCAAGTACACGCGGAAGGTTTCCGTGTCGACGCTTGACTTCTGAAGATAAACGTCGTAGTATTTGACAGAATCGGTAACGATTGCCGAACCAGCGGAAGAGTTGACCGCTGCCGAACCGATGTCCATTTGAAGATATCCGGTCGTGATATTAGTCGTCGCCGTGACTTCGGTCGTGGCGATTAGGGCGTTCCATTCGTTGTAGGTCTTGATGAATATCTTGTGAACTCCCGTTCCCTTGAAAGGAACGAGAATCTTTTCCCCAAGTTTTGCCGTTGCATATCTTGGTCGATTCGTCAGGAACTTTTGAGCGAATGCTGAAGTCGTTCCCTGAAAGCGATTGAAAAGCGAATTCGTGTAGTTGTAAGCCGTCACCGTTCCGGATGCAAGATTCAGGGTCGTCGTTCCGGTCAGTTCTTCACCGACCTTCACCGTGTACGCGATAGCCACTTCGCCCGATGTGTTCGGATGGTAGACCGCCATCGGGAGTGAACCAGTTGAAACCGGAGTAAACCACGCAAAGGTGATTTCGTTTCCGACCACCTTGCCAGCATTAAAATAGCCGCGTCCGTTCGTAGGTTCAGGGAATACCTTCGCCCGAATTAATTGCGTCGCCCCATTGTAAATGTCGAAGACATACTTGAAGTCGGTACTGCCTGAAAGTGTCGAGTGGGCAATGTGCCACAAGTCGTCCTGAATGCTGACTTCTCCGGTTGGGTTTATTAAACTACTTATACTCATGCCAAAATAACGATTGATACCTTTTTCCCGATGGCGTCTGCAAGTTCTTGCTCAAAGCCTTGCAGCGTTTTGTCGAGAACGGGTGTGATGAAATTACGTTTTTTAATACCGAACCTTTTGATATTATATATCAAGGTGTTCAATTTGGTATCTTCATCGCTGATTTTCTTGAACTTTTTTTCCGTCCTGACTGCTCCGTACTTCTTGACATCACGACTGCTGACTTTTGCCTTCGCGCTGGATAGCCACTTTTTAAGCGATGCCCGACCTTCCGCTGACATTCCGTAGTTCTTGAACTTGAAGGGAGAATCGGGGGCATTACGGCTTGATTTTACGCCCTTCACACCTCGGTCAACAAACTTGGCATAATACGGAAACTCGATGAATAGCGTGGCAGTTTCCGTCCCTTCTTCAAGGTAGAACGTCAGGTCGCGTTCGATGTTTCCGGACGCGATAATGTTTTTCTGATTGACTATCTTAATCCACTCGTCTTTGAATAGTTCGCCACGTTCAAAAAGAATGCGACCGATTTCTTCCTTGTCAATAAGCGAAAACCCTTCCGACCCAGTTGACTGGACGAATCCGTTCTCAATTACTACCTTTTGCCGTTGTGGTATGCTCTTAGCCATGTTTGTACTTTGCCATCATTTTTCGTTCGTGTTCCGCGTCCAATTCCCTTTTTAGTTTCAGGTATCGCAAGTCGTTCAGAAAGTTGATGGTCGTCAACTCCCACACTTCCGCTATACTGATGTTTTCAAATTCGCTGACCAGTTTGGCATTGTAAACCCATCCAAACTTTTGATAAAACTCTGAACCGCTTCCTTCTCCACCGTCTGCTCCTCCTCGAAAAAGGTCATCGAACTGACCAGTGATTCTCTGAAAACAAGATAAAAAAAAACCGCTGCTTGGTATGCGTGACCCATGTCCAGTTTAAGCATATCCTCCGCGATTTCATTATGTTCCCTTTCGCAAGGCACCAGTCCCTTCCACGTCAGTCGAACGGGTTGAGCCATTGTAGCCATAATCAGGTGAAGGTTCCCGATTATGTCAGTAGCGAAGGTCGCTGTTTCTACATATTTCCCAGCCGTTCGAATGTCGTAGACGAGTTTGTATAGTCGACCATTTGCCCACACGAAGTTCTTCGGCTTCGCCTTCTGCAAGTTAGAACCCACTAATTCCAACGAATTATTGATTCCCTTGCACATTTTATTGAAGGAACGCACCTTCATTCTGTTCACCTCGTGTTCGCTTTTGCCAGTCAGAATCTGAACGAGTTGCCCCGACTTTTCGACTTCATCGGTGTCCATCAGGCTGACCGCGTAGAGTTTCTGAAATGTTTCGACATTGATTCTCATAATGTAGTGTATAAAAGTTTTGGTTTTTTTACTCAAATGAATCGGTATACTCCGGCAAGTTTGTGGTCGTTTCGACATTTGACCGCCAAAGCTAAGGCGTTCACGCAGTCATCGTGAAAGCCAGTAGGCGCGTTGTAGCGCACACCGGTCGATGTGAACTGGTATTCAAAGACCCCAAGTTCGTCTTTTATTGCCCCTTCAGGATAGCCGACTTCGCCCTTGTGGATGGTGGACGCCAGCAGTTCCATCAGTTGCTGCTTAGTCGTCGATGTGTACTTGAACCCCTTCATGAACTGGAACCCCTTTTGCAGTTCTTCGGTGATAGCATCACCAACGCCAGTCGAGTCAATCAGAATCGGTCGGTTCCGGTCAAGCGTAAGAATGTGTTCCTTCGTCTGCTTCCAATCCTTTTGAAACCTATCTAACCGACACACGTCACCATTCGCATCCAGTCCAACGACCACCGTCCAGTCCACCGACTTCGCAAGGTCAATTCCGTAGAACATCGCCGGAAGTTTTGAAAGTGGTTTGACACATTTGTCAATGTGTTGACTTCCGAACGGATTCGCTGCGTTCTCCATAGCGTTCGCCATGTATTCCTGCTCGAAAACCGCTTCAGGTAGCTGACGCTTCGCTTCCATGATCTCGTCGCGGTCGATATACGGATTGTCAAAGGTCGAAAATTTAAACCCTTGCCAGTCTGTTTCGCCGTGTGTTCCTTTTTGGTATAGGCTAAAAAAGTAGTTTTTTCCCTTCGGAGTTGATAGGAATAGTGCGCGTCCTTTGTAGTCCGTCAACGTGGGGCGAATAGAGTTCAACCAGCCGTCTTCAAGGTCCGGAATGAATGAAGCCTCGTCAACGATAACAAGATGGAATTTTCGCCCCCGTAATGCGTCTAAGCGTTCCCCCGTGAAAAACATGACAGAACCATCGTTCGGAAAGGTGATAGTTAGGTCCGATTTGTTATTCTCGAATGGCAGGACTTTTGCTAATTGTTTGAAAAATGTCTTTGCCAGTTGGTAGGTCGGTGTGATGTACGCAACCGCATGACCTTTGATTGCTTCGAAGATGATTTCCATCTGGGCAAGTTCTGACTTGCCAAAGCGACGCCCACACATAACCACGCGAAAACGCGACGAACTGTCAAAGATTGCTTGTTGGTTCGTATGTAGTTCGGGTAAGTGTATTTGCATCGTCGTTGAGTTCGTCTTCAGATTCTGGTCCGTCAGATGGATTCCAATTCATAGTATAAAAGTGTAGTTTTATTTTTGTGCGTGCCGTCTAAATATCTTCTTAAATATTTTGGGTTAATATTTTTTTCAATAGCAGCATCTTTAATGGAATTGTAGATTTTATTAGTTTCAGTACAAATGACCTTTTTTGACCTCGGGTGATTTTCTGAATTTTTGTAAATACTTTTTAATGTTTCTGATATTTTGTTTTTTGTAGATTCTTTATAAATTTTACCTTTTGCCTTTAAGGATAGTTTTAATCTTGTTTCTTTACTTGGATTTGTTTTATATGCTCCATCGCCACCACCAGTCAAGTTGACCAAAGTTCCAGTACCAATATCTTTTCTCCCATATAATTCAATAAATTCTATTTCCTTTTTGCAAGCATTCTCCCAAGTTAAATTGTCAAATAAAATATCTACTTGATACAATGATTTAGCAACAATGTTTTTCCAGTGTGTACTCCTTCTCGCCCTTTCATTTGCCCTTCTATATCTGTTGTCAGAACCAATACCAATGTAAAATGGTTCGTTTTTATCTAATCTTATATGTCTGTATAGATATGCCATGTTAAAGAATCGTTTTGCCCTTTGTTATAACAAACTCTATTTTACCAGTATTCTCAACGGTGCTGGTCTCTTTTGGACGCCCATACACACGTGTCAGCAAGGTTTCAAGGGAGAAAAGAGAGCCATTCTTTAATGACTTAAGCATGGCAGCCGCTACGGTCTTTTCTAATATAGTCGCCTTTGGATTGTCGTTAACTGCTTGCAGTTCTTGTAAGTCCATCGACATAAGCACCTGAATAGAATCGTTTATTTCCGAAACAGAATACCCTTGCTCTTTAAGTAGCGTTACATACTTACGCGGACGTCCGTTCGGATTCCTGACTTCGCCTTTCTTTGCTGGTATTAAATTCTGCTCGTTTGCCATTTTTCTAATTAACCTCTAATTTTTTTAAGGTAGTCCCAGTGTACTTCTATCAGGAAGTCCTTGTACTTTTTCAGGTCGCCGTACTTGATGTGACATATCCGACACACTGCCATAAGGTTACCGATGTTGTCAGCGGATTTGCTGCCTCCCATCCCTCGACGGTGTATGTGATGAATGTCGACGGCTTTTGCTCCGCACACTTCACAAGGTACAAAAGTTTCAGTATCGAAGCCGAAGTGTTCAAGATAGACTTTCGTGTGGTTTTTCATTCAGGAAGTTTGTGAATCTACGTCCCCCGATATTAATCAGCCGGACTTCAGGATAACCCTCAAAAATTACGCCGTCTTTTTCACCTAACATTTTGACGTGGCTTCCGGTCGAATATCT